TGGTTACCGATCCTTCATCCGGAGTAATTGTCTGACCTACATCATTGATGCCGATGACCTCTAGTTCGTCGGTTGAAACTAGCGCCGCGTCCAGGGTTACGGTCGTGGGGGTTCCGCTGATTGTGTAGGCGGAGTCGTGCTGTTTGACACCATTGATGGTGACAATAAGGGCTTGCTCGCTTGGGGCTGTCCAAGTGAGAACGTGTGTCGCGGAGGTCGAACCAGTTACGGTTTTACGCTTGATCTCCGAGGCTTTTAATTCTACGGAGCCTTTATATCCCATGCTATGACTGCTCTAGTACGCTGAGTGCTACGTCTAGGGAACTGGCTGTGTCGGATTCGACCTTCACAATATCCCCGGTTTCGAGTACGACCTTGCCCTCGATTAGCTCGAATGAAGAGCCGTTAGGAATGGGCAGGTCTTTTACGAGATAAACATCGTCTGCGTTCTCTCCAGATGAGGAAGCGGTGACGATTTTTACATCTACTTTGATCTGGCTTGCAAGTATGTTTGCCAGAACAGCGCCGATCATTACCGTGGTCGTAGAAGCGGGTACGGTATATACAGAGGTCAGGGTTGTACCTACCGCTGTATCCGTCTTGAGTTTGAATACGTTTGCCATGATTTACCCTAGTGCGATTGCCATTACGATTGCGTCAGGGACAGCCGCAATTTGCGTATTGATTTTGCTTGCAGACCAGAGATCTGTCGTCCCAGTAGCACTATCATCTATCTCCCTGTGTTTGTCAGCATCGGATATATGGGACTGGATATTAGCGTTGGCAGGCTCTAGTCCAGCTTCTGCAGGGGTCTGATTGATCCACTTAGAGCTGGAGTTGTCATAAGCGAGAACTTCATTATCCGCCACAGATGTGATTGTGGTATCGGCTAGGTCGCTAACATCTATAGATGCCTCAGACGGGGTCTGGTTGATCCACTTAGATGTTGTTGAATCGTAGGCTAATACCTCGTTGTCAGCTACAGATGTGATGGTTACGTCGGTCATTGTGGGAAGATCGAATGACCCGAACCCGGCTGAACTGACCCATGCAGATCCGTTATAGACCTTCATGGAATCACTGGTGGTGTTATAAAACAGATCCCCATCGTTTAATGACGTGGTTGGATCTGAGGAACCTATACGATATTTCTCAGCGAACGAGTTAACAACACCAATGTTAGTAGCTGTAGTATTAACATTAGTAATACTGTTTCCTACAAGGTCTACATTAGCTATAGCATTAGCAACTGTATCTATCTCAGAAGTTGCTTCATTCAAATCATTGGCAACTGTCTCTATTTCCGACAGTGCCTCGTTTAGATCATCAGCAACTTTCTCAACGTCAGCTATCTTAGTAGCAACGGAATTAATGTTAGCAATGTTTGTTCCTACAGTATTAACACTACTAATAGAACCACCAGTTAAATTAACATTAGCAACATTTGTCGCAACTAGATTTATATTAGTAGCGTTAGATACTGCTGAGTTAATACTTGTCTGTTCCGAAGATGTTGGTGTTGTTCTATTCCAAGTCGTTCCTCCAAGGTCGTACACCATCATCACGTTGTTAGTGGTGTTAAAGTACAACGCACCATCGACTAAAGCATTCCCGTCATTATCAACGGTTACATCCGCACTTTTGACTCCTAAGTACCGATCATCGAACGAGTCATAGGATGCCGCTGCAGCTGTAGCAGACGAAGCTGCTCCGGTTGCCGATGTTGCTGCGGCAGTAGCTGAACCACTAGCTGCTGTTGCCTGAGTTGTCGCAGTAGTAGCTTGAGTTGTTGCGGTAGTTGCCCCAGTCGAAGCAGTAGATGCGCTGGTGGATGCAGATGTTGCACTAGAAGCAGCTGCTGTTGCACTAGTTGCTCCTGCAGTAGCTGATGTAGCTGCAGCTGTAGCAGATGTAGCAGCAGCAGTAGCTGATGTTGCCGCTGCGGTCTGCGCTGTGGTTAGCGCAGTGCCATCAACCATTACCTTAAAGTCTGTGCCGCTTGGGGCAGACCCTGAAGAGGTATGGTCATTGACGGCCATGTAAGTGCTGGTGCCGTGCGTAACAATATCTGTTTCTTTGTACGCTGTGCTTGCGGCCCATGCACCCTTCTGAACAAACAGGTATGGATTGACTCCAATGTCTACCCAGCCTGCAGTTGAACTGGAGAAAACACCGGAACGTGCCTGAAGTTTTCTGGTGGAGTCTTCTATCCTGAACTGTATAAGAGTTCCATCGAAGGTTCCGTCTGCTGCGAAAAGATCATCGAGCATATCGTAAACCTTACGAGTACCTCGCTCGCAGGCTTCGAGATATGTATCGAGATTGTGTGAGCCTGTTTTAGAAGACTCGAATCGTACTTGTTCCGATTCTGGGCGTGTTTGGGCCATTAGTCATACCATCCATTATCTTTCATAAACTGAACTAGTTTCTTTTTAGTAAGGATGTACTTGGTTGGATCTTCAGTTGATTCCTTACCTTCCAGTTCAGCAATGCGTTGTTCTGCCATCCCCACTTGAACATTGAGGCGTGCTATTTCACCGTACAAGAGATCTCGCTCTTGGCTCTGTTCCGCCTCTACAAAATTTACAACTGCTTCAACAAAGTCGGCCACCTTGGGTCCGACATCTGATTTCAATGCTTCATATACGTCTCTGCTCATGCGGCCTCCGATATGGGGACTAGGTTCCCCTTGGATACTTCATTCTGTATCTGCTCTTGTGGTTGAACCGTTGCTCCCCGCATTTTTTCCATCATGGCGAGTTCCTGACTTGGTGATGGGCCTTGCTGCCGCTCTTCGTCACTGATACGAAATTGATCAAGATCGCTTATGCCAAGAGCGCGTATGGCTTCTTCTACAATCTTACCCATCTTGTATTCCATGTTCAGACCCGTCTGAGCCATGATCTGGAGCATGTTCATCCATGTCTCAGCATTACGGGTTGGCTCAAGGGGGAGAGTGCCATCTACTACAAGGTAGTCGACCTGCCCTTGGAGATCATTTGAAGTATCGAAATCTATATATCCTTCATCGACCATACCAGTTAGTTGGCTTGGCATGTTGTACTCGTCTATCTTTATAGATCCCTTGAAATCAAGAGCATCTTGTATGTTACCAACCATCATACGAACCATAGGTCTCATGGTTGTTGCTGATATGATTCTTGATAACACACCTAGTCGCTGAGATCCCAGTTGGGTCAGACGCTGTATCTCTGTTGCTGTTCGTACGTCAGGAGTGGGCACGCCTTGCTGTGCATCACTGGCAGCAGACACACGTTGCTTTAACTCCGATAGAGCAGCCATATCCTGCCAGTAGCCTCGTGTGACGTCTGGTACTTCTGCTATGAATACACCATCTCCCGGTTTTGTTCCGGGCAAGGTGCGTACAACGCCCCACGGATTACGATCTATAAGATCTGGAACACTTACTTGTGTGGGGTCAACGAAGATGAGATTGTTTAGTGCTGCTTGTACGTTGTCGATTCGTGATCGCAGCATCCATGTTGCTATGTCATGCAACGGAAGCATAAGATCATAAAGAGACTGGCCATAAGTTTTGTGGCTGTCATTGTGTAGACCGCCGATTACTATCGGGAACTGTTGGCCGTAAGGGTTGAGCTGGAGTCGTATTACTACGTTCTCGTCAAGAACAGTAACAAGAAGCCATATCTGTTCTATCTGGGGTATTCCAATTTCCCAGCCTGCGAGATTTAACCAGCATTCGTCTATTGGCCTTGCGTCACCCAGTTGCCATGTAGTGTCAGTTCTTGTCGGGTCTTGTGGATCTATTGATAAGCCACGGCCTTCTTCTGCATGGAACTGATGAGCCTGCCATCCAACACGTGGAGATCCGAGTTTGCTCCGAAGTCCGGGGAATCTCCTTAATTTTGGATACAACCCGGAACGATCTAGATTATTGAAGGTACTGTACTGCGTGAATACTATGTACTGCATGGATTCCCAGTCACCCCAAGTAACCCTGGGGTCTGGGAACACACGTCTAGGATCAAAGTTAATTATTTGATTCTGGTTAGACTGGCCGTCCCACACTATCTTAGTTGGGGCAAATCCGTATCGTATGGAGTCCAATAGCATCTGAGCGATGCGAGCTTCTCCGGCAGTGCGCCTCATCTGTTGATGTAAGACGCGCTCCAGTATCATGCCCACCTTTCTTGATTTCCTGTTGAGACCCTCTAGCTGGAACATTGGGTTTCGGCCTGCAAGTGCTGCCATCATATAAGTGAGAACAGTATCTGCTATGGCCCTAGTGTCTGCGATTACCGCTTTCTCTCTGAACTCTGTCGTATTAGTCGGCACGTAAACATCATGTGCTCGGTCTGCTTCCGTCCAGTGATCGTATCGACGTGAGATTCGCGAGTAAGACATGTCCACACATGACTTGACGTAATCGACGAGTCGGCGTTCCTCCTCGTCTGACAAGAGGTGTGAGATGTCTTGGTAATCTACAAGGGGTTCAACGTACTTCGATAGATCAACAATGACTCTATCGTCGTTAACATGTAAATCGTGGTATGCGGCCATGCTGAGATTGTCCAGTTAGATGCGTTTCGGGTCGTCCTTACAGGACAAAGTACCAGATAGCAGTGGAAATAATTGCAATGTCTAAACAGATGGAATAAGCGATGTAGGCTTTCAGAGCAACCGGGAGTATTGCCTTCACATCCCCCACCCTTTGAACCTTGGTCTGAACTTAGAGTTAATAGAATCCTTGAAATCGTACCATCTATTGTTCAAAGACTGGGATATATCCACATCCCAATCAATCATATCTGGCGATACATTTTGTCTGGATAGCGCGTCCAGAGCTATGGATAAAGCATCTACCTGATCGTCAAAAGTGCCAGAAGGGAACGCTAGAGTCTCTTCTATAAACGAATCGACCCATTTGGAATTCTTTGGAAGCCATACACGGCCACCTTCGATGAAGGGTGTTACTGAGTTTATACGTGCTACTTTATCTGTATTTACCTTATATGGGATGACAGACAAGCCGGATTCCCGCTTTAACTCTTGTATCAAAGACTGGCCAGATGCTTTATCTTCTATGTATAACCCTCGAAGACCCTTGCCTCGCCACTTGTTATTCAGCGCTATTGCAGCCTGCTTTAGTTCTGGAAAGTCATAGCGCTCTCGAACGAGATCTACTATATACATGTCCCCGTCATGGGCGAGGCCCACAACTAGGAATACAGAATAGTCAGATGTCTCTGTCTTCTTGAAAGCGGTGTCTGCAGCGATAACGACGGAACTGAAGCGTTCTGGCTTTAGATCGTCGTCGTAATAGTTCCACCACTCTGACTTGAGAATGTTTCCACCAGCTATATAGGGGGTCTGCTGGTAAAGCGCGGCGAACTCGCGGGGATTGAGGCGCTCTCTTCGTTTTAGCTCCTCCAGAGGAAATCTGTCGGGCCAGAGTGCTTTCTCTTCATCTGCTACATAATGCCTCTTTGATGTGCCTACGGTGTGTAGTTTGCCTTGAGGTATATGCCTTGGGTCGTCCTCTGGCAATTCTGATACAGATTTCTTGACATTATCCTTAACAAATTCAATAGCAGGGAAGTTGATGTGGAGCCATCTGCCTTCCTTCCAGTCTTCTGTTTGAATCAATCGACCAGCTAGATCATCCGGGTGCCATCTAGTCAGGATTACAATCGTCTTGGGCAGAGTCCCATCTTCTTCCGGCTGCAGGCGAGTATTAAGTGCCGACGTATAGTAATCCCATATCTTATTACGCATCGTTGCGCTTTCAGCTTCTTCACGTGCTTTTACCGGATCATCAACAATAAGAAGGTTTGCCGGACGGCCTGATGTTGTGCCGCCTATACCGACGCCAAAGTATGCACCGTATTCCGTTGTTCTCCATACATCAGCAGCTCTGGAATCCTGTGACATTTCAAAATGTGGAAACGCTTGGGAGATCCACTTCTCCTGTACGACATTTCTAACTTGCCGCCCAAAGTCTGTAGAGAGCTGTGAGTTGTAAGAGCAGCTCATAACATACCGTCTAGGGTTCTTCAGGATAAAGTAAGCTGGGAAATAGATAGTAGAGAAGGTGCTCTTGGCAAAACGAGGCGGCATATTGATTAATATGTTGTTGACCACGTCACCCTTGAAGTTGTCCTTATGTAGTTTAGGCAGGTGCTCTCCACGTTTGGGGGTCATCTTGTATGTAAATCCAGTCTTGAGTTCACCCCTCTCCATTAAATTTAGAGCTGTAATCAGCTTGAGCTGAAATTCTGGGAATACCCAATCAGGGTGAATAGTGCGAACAAACCCCTCGAAAGAATCCTCGGCGTTTTTCAACCGGAGTAAGTGCTTGGCTGCAGCTCTTTGAGATACCTCCTTCACTGGCCCTCCATTGCGTGCATCATGCGCGAGTATTTTATCTCTTTGGCCAAGGATTTATCGTTTACCTCTTGTTCCATGATACGCATCAGGTGGTCCATTACGGCCTGTTCTTTGCGGTCTGCTGGGATGTTCTCTAAATCAAGCTGACTCATAGCCTTCGCAAACTGCTCAAGGTTCATATTAGACGGGATTCGTTCCTGTTCTACGTTTCTGACCATAGTCCGGTCAACCATCTCTTCAAAGTCTTTATCAGCCATAGTTGTCTCCTATATTAGACACGGTTTCAAATTTGCTGCGACTACTTCTGTAGGTGGGGAGTCGCAAATACGAGGGCGCGTGCAGGCGGACGCCGGGATGCCCCGCCCCCCTTGGCCTCGTACACACGCGTGAGCGTGCGGTTTCCAAAGGAAACATAGGTCAATGTGGCTGAGACCGGAGGATTTCCCAAAGGCTCACAACACGGAGGCTCACATGAGCGCAAAGGTACACACGTTGGACACCATTCACCCCGAAATCCACTTCGCACGAGGCGCGAACGTCACGATCAGCAAGCGTAACGTACGCATGTACGAGGGCAAGCTGTGCGTGTCGGCACGCGGTGCGCTGTACGC